TGCTGGCCATAATACTATGGTTCCTTTTTTTGGTTGGAATGATCTCTTCTGATGGAAGAAATCTGTAGCACCACCTGCCTCATATGGAATATCATTTAGATAAAGCATCCATGTAAGAACTCTATCTCTATACATGTAACAACCATTTTCTGAATGCCACTGATGATATCCACCACCAGGTTCTGTCTTTTGTACTTTACATGTCCATGATGACACAGGATCAGCAGAGTCACCTAGAATACCAGGATATTTTTTCTGATATATTTGAAATGCTTGACCGATATAACTGTTGACAGTACATGCAAGATTAGTATCTGCAAGTTCAAGATATAATGCTCTATCTTTTCTTCTAAGTGTACCACCTGCTCCTTCAAATTGTTGCTCACCATCTTGCATATGTTGCATCTTGAACTTACTATTCATATGAGTTGCTGTCTCTTCACCAAGAATAAACTTCTTGTTATACCAAAACTCATATGAATCTACAATCTCATCACAAAATTCCCAAGGTACAAAGTTCTCAAACAAACCAATAGCACCGATGTCTTCCATCTCAGTAAACGGTCTTTGTCTATCCTCCTCAGGTAGAATAACTTTTGCTTCTTGTTGATCTAAGAAAGCATCGAAAGTGTTAGTGTTTATTGATGCATTGTTAGTACACATCGTGTCGATATCATGTTGATTCATTTGCTTGTTGTAGTCCTTGGTTAATGTATACTTGTGGTGGTATTCTACCACAATACTCGTCAAGTTGCATGACCTCTTCTATCTTGACATCAGCACCTTGTTCTCTCCAGAAATCCACTAGAGCATTGTTGCTATTCTTATGGAAGATTTCTATATGCTCCTCATGTATAGCAGAACCCATATCCAATCTGTAATTGAATAGAGGAGTGGAATATGATTTTCCACTGTCAAGAATCAAGTCTTCGGAGACTGCTCTTGGTCTGATGTTTTGATCGATTTTCCACTGCGATCCTCTTTGGTGTAACTTGAGGATTTTAGTTGCATGATGACGAGTAATAAGGTAGCAAGCAGCAGAAAAGTCATTGATAAATCTATGGTGTAGCTTTAATGTTATACCATTAGGATTTATAATTGTCAATTGTAAACAATCAAAATTGATAGGTACTTTTCTTCTTACATCTTTCCATGTAAAATTCCAATGTCTTGCTACAGATAAGTCAACATCATCTTCCATAATCATAATCTCATCGAGGTCAGTTTCCTCAACAAAATATTTTATGGCATTAAGATGAGTCATAACACAAGCACATTCACCATCATTCATCTGTGGTGGCACTGTACCCTTGAGGTATGACTCAAAATCTCCACCATCTATACCTATGATACGATGGTGATCTTTTATGTCCCAGTAATCAAACTGGTCTTCCATATATTTCTTACGATCTGGAAACCTATCAAGGTTGATCCATAATACTTTAGGAAGACCTACTAACTTATACGCTGACTTGTTCTTGTCCATTACGAGCCTTTATGTAATCAACATTTTCATAGTAATCTTTCAACTGATCTTTGTTATAGAACTTCAGTAACTCCCATAACTTTTTATTGTCCTCACAATGTGGATTGTTGAACCAAGAATTAGAAGTTCTCTTATGTTCTAAATGGAATATAAGATCATCTACTCTAGCAACTTCTCCTAACTGAGTGAACCTATGATATCTCTCATCATCTTCATATCCATATGCAATAAATCCTTCATGCTCTCCACCCCATTTCTTATATGATTCTGTATTGAAGAACTGTACAAATCCAAACTTAGCATCCCATCTTCTAAGATTATTGAACACCTTGAAATTATAATTGGTAGAAATAAAGTTACTTACTTCTTCATCAGTTGCTGTAACTTGCATCTGATAATTACCATACCCATAAGGATAAACTAAATCTGCTTTAGGAGATCCCTCAACAGTATCATTACCATTGACAATTAGATTCTGTGCAAGAATATAACTATCGATTGGTAACATAATGTCAGCATCATAGTTGACAGTTACAGGTGTCTTAACCTGCCATAACATATCATTGAGAAGTCTTGTTCTATGGAAAGCATACTCATCAGTTTTTTCAAATTGATGGTCAATACAACGCAACTCTTTACCATTAAGAACTTGTTCTAACTGAGGTACAACCTGTGTATCAAAGACTGATTCTTTATCAAATTCTTTGATAATAACATTCGTATCAAAGTTGCGTAAAAGATATACGAGGATAGTGATAATGTTCCTCATTCTATCATCAGTATCAATCCTCAAGGGAATGATAAAGGTACATTTTGTTAGATCAAACTTAGCCAATTTCTGAATCTCAAATCCGTTGTGATGTGTTGGGTCTTTTTCCATTAGATTACTTCCCAGTTGGTACAATAAAGGTCAGATGTGTCGTGAGCAGAAGTGTATCCCGTTCCGAACCACTTCTTAGGTGCAATGATTCTTTTCTTATCGTTTTTAGATAACCAAGAACCCCACCATGAGAATGATGAGTTAGCAATGATAAAGTCACTACACAGTGACATCATGCACAAGTCAGTTAGGTTATCCTCGCCTTCCGAAATGAGGAACCTATCTTCTTTGAAAGTTTCTCTACACCAATTGGAATCATCGGAAAAGATAACAACAGTGCGATCACCATCAAATCTAGAGAGAGCGTTTTCATAATACTCCTGTGAACAAGGTGGATGGTTGTCAGAATTAGTTATATAATCACCTCGTCTGACATGCAAGGCTATAGGATTATCTAGGGAAGATATCATCTCTTTACATGGTGTAGAGATATGATTCTTGAACTCAAAATCCTTACGAATTTCATCTTCAATATGTTCAAAGTATTTTGTACTCTGAAGATATGCATAGACGTTGTGACCATCTGGCATATTATTGAAGAGGTTCTCATCAAAATGAAAGTGTGCTTCCTGTACATAAGGACCAGGACACACACCTATATTTGTGAGTGATGGTAATTTGAATGCTTCAAAAAGTTGATGGTCAGTCCATTCATCTTTGAAGTCACTCTGTGGTATCATAAAATCAAAACCACGATGAGCAGCAATGCCTCGTAGTCCTGCATACTGGAACATCTGGTTGCCCAGTCTTCCATGTCTTCCTAAGTGGTTGAATCCTATAGTCATACTGAATGTTTCTTCTTCAAGTATTCAATTTCCTCTGGTAGGAGGTGTTCGTTTGACCTTTGAGTCTGATTTCTATGCTCTCTATTAGAGATGTGATAATCTTTGATCACCACTGGTTCTCCATGATATTTATAGAGTCTATAATACATGTCACAATCCATAAGCATGACCAATTCTTCATCAAAATATTCTCCAATACCATTTCTAATGGCTAGGATAGAAGGAGAACTAAGTGTATTAACTCCTTCAAGTAATCTATCGTTGTAGACTGGTAATTTAGGATTGTAATGTGTCCTCCCATTGTCTAACGTGTGAGCGAATCCAGTTACAGCCCATGATACATCAGGAGTAAATGCTTTGTCAAGTTCTTCAGTAAGATTCTTAGTAAGAATGAAGTCATCAGAGTATAAAACTTTTATTATATCTCCTTCACCCATCCTGATTGCATTGTTAGTATTGACAGAGATGTTACCCTCTGATGCTTTCTGATAAGTTATGTTTAGTATATCCCAATAGTCATTGAGAGCTCTGAGTATTCTCTTCTCATCTCCTTGATGTGATACACATATCTCAAAATCTTTTGTAGTCTGTTGAGATAATGGATACAATATATCAAACATATATTGCTCACACCTTGGATGGTCATGAGTAGGAATACAATAACTTACTCTCATTGATCAAGCACTACTTCATATGGTTGACATGAATAACTTCTAAGAGCATTTCTAAGTTCAAGAGGTAGACTCTCATGTATATACCAGTCTTCCATACAGCAAGGACCATTGTGTATCTGGAACCCTACTAGATCATATCCATGCTTTGAAAATATATCACGGTGTGCTACAACATCACCCCACTGACGATACATATCATGCTCATAAGTAATACAGTTGAATGATAACTTATCTAATGGAAACTTCTTTAGAACTTCTAAAGTAACTTCTGGTGGTTCTAAATCAAATGATAAGTAGTCCATGTGATATGGTAGATCAAACTTATCACATGCTGCAACATAATCTACTGCATTAGCATCATCATTAAACAAATGTGTATTGGGTCTCTCACCCATCCACATCTTAGATAAATCATCATCTAACTCTACAGAAAATCCTCTCCAGTTATACTTCTCTTCTAACAACCATGTGTTGTTACCTATCTTAGGTTGACCACCTCCAATTTCGATAAAGGTTCCATCTCTCTTAGCATCATTCACAACTAGAGCAAATACATCTTGCCATACTTGAGAATAATTATGAGTTAGATCCTTCATACCTTCAGGTTGTACCTTTAGATACTGATAGTCTTTATGGAACCAGTTAGTCTGATTAGATCCGTTAAGTGGCATTGTTCACAGTCTCAATAATTTTTCTAGTTAATCTTGGTACTACATCATTATCACTATGAAACTGCTTGGCAATCTCATAGTTCTTCTCAACTGCTTCAAGTCTATTAGCATAACTATCAGCATCTAAATGCTTGATAATCATCTCTAACTCTTCAGTGTCATTGAAAGTAATGATACCATCCATACTAAACCAGTCACTTATGTTAGGGCAACCATAGTATATGGGTACAGTTTTAGAAGCAAAGCAATCAATTATCTTTTCAGTAAAATAATTCTTTTGCTTTGAGTTCTCCACTGCTATATGAAACTTAGAAGTTTCAAAAAAATCATTCCGTCTATGATGAAACGGTGGAGACATGTGACTATAATACTGCAGACCATTAGATACGTCAACCCTTTTCAACAATTCATAGATATCTAATCGTAACTTATGACCTACACTCTGACTCTTACTACTAGTAACAAAAGAAACGTTGTTTGTCTTATTGATCTTTAGATCTTTGAAGTCTAACCAACTAGCACCCCATTCAAATAATTCTGCAGTAGGATACTTGTCTAGTATAGACTGTGTAAATGTGTATATCTTATCAAACTTATATGCATTCCTCAATGCACCTTCACTAACCGTGGGTAATATTGCTAACGGTTCTGCAAGAAATAATATCTTATAGTCTGCCTTCTCATTACAGGCAAGATTGTCAATAGATATGCTGACTTGTTGTTCAAAGTCTAGTCCTCGATCAACCCAAGGGTTCCACCATAGGGGATAAAAATGTGCTGCTTTCATGAGTTCAATACCACAATCAATCTAATTACCATACATGTAACAAGGATATAATATATCCACATAACCCACAT